TCGTACTCAGCCGCCCGCTGGGCGCTGCGCTCCGCTTCCCAGCGCAGGATGTGACCGAGCGCCAGGCCGCTCGCCCCCAGGCACGCGGGGGCGAGGATGGCGAGCAGCTCGCGGGCCGTCCACAGCACCGCTGCCGGGACGACCAGCGCCCACAGCACGGCAGTGACGCATGCCAGGGCATATCTGACGATTCGGGCGATCCGGATACTGTGCATGAGGTAACCCCCCAGTTCACTCATTGGCGCACGTGCACAAAACGGCCAGCCGTTTCATTTGCGGCGTCTGGGATTGCAGCTGTGAAATGTGAGGCTAGTCCCGCTATCTGGCATTCGCAAGGCTTTGTTAAGGAAATCTTCACCAGGCGTCCCATGGTCGCCTATATGCTGACCTGCACAGCGCCCGGCCGTCTGCCGGTTCCCCCCCGCCGCGCTCCACGCAACATTGAGCAACGTGTGAATGCAAGTGCATTGGCACGGGAGGATGAACGCACATGAGCCAGTGGCAGCCCCGGCACGACCCCCGCGACGGCTACCGGCAGCCGCCCTACGCTGGCCAGTGGCCACCGCGGCAGCTGCAGCACGAGCCGCCCGTGCACCGCAGGCGCAGGCTTCCCCTCTGGGCCGTCATCATCATCCTCGCCGGGCTCGCGGGCGCGGCCTCGGCCATCGTCCCGCACTTCACCGCCGGGCCTCCGGACTACCGTGACCCCGTGCAGCTCGCCGCCGCGGTGAAGTCGGCCGAGCAGGCGAAAGGCGTCAGCGCCGACGTCGTGTCCTGCGTGCGGATGCCCGCGCCCCTCAGCGACTACATCTGCAGCGTCGCATCGGGGGGCACCATCGGCACCGAGCAGGTGACGGTATCGGGCGACGGCCGCAGCTGGGCACCCGCGGGCTCCGCTGGCAGCTAGCCATCCGATGGCAGCGCCCGCACCCACCGCACGTCGACGCTGTCCACGTCGAACCAGCGTTCCCCGCGCGCAGTGCCCGGCGGCCGCCCCTGCCGCGACGGGAACACCGTCACGTGCATCAGCACCGCCACCACCGACCGGCGGACGTCGACCGCGGCGCGCTCCCACGCGGCCTCAGGCGACGCGACGAACGGGGCGAGCACGTCGGCCTGGTCGAGCGCAGCGAGCTGCCCGCGGATGCGCTCCAGCGTCGCCGCGATCTCAGCGCGGCCGTCGATGAGCTCGCGGTCGCTGATCGCCCGCTGGAGGCGCAAGCGCCCGAGCGCCGCATGCTCGGCCTGCTCGGCCGCCTCCTGCACCAGCAGCGCGTCCCGGTCAGCGCGATGATCGGGGCGCAGCAGCAGCTCGGCGTCCGGCTGGCGCAGCCGCCCGAGCGCCAGCACTGTCACCAGGGCGTCGATGGGGCTCGCGGTCCGGCAGGCGTGCGCCCCGAGGATCGGCGCGGCGCGCAGCCTCCGGCACCGGTACTGGACGCGGCTGCCCGAGCCGCCGCTGCCGAGCGCGGTGCCGCACGTCCCGCACAGCGCGATCCCGGACAGCAGGTGCCTGCGCTCCGGGCCGGGACTGGTGCGCCGTGCCGGATCGGCGAGGACCGCGCGGCAGGCACGCCACTGCGCGGCGGTGACGATCTGCGGCCAGCCGCCCTCGCCGACGACCTCGCCGCCCAGCGCCATCAGCGCCGCATTGAGGGGCCGCTGCAGGACCTGGCGGACGAGGATGTGGCTCCATGGCCGGCCGGTCGCGGCCGCCCAGTCCCGGGCGACCGACTGCAGCGATGCCCCGGCGGTGACCGCGGCGGTGCCGTCGCGGACGAGCCGCGCCTCAGGCTCGTGCAGGATGAGGATGCCGTGCAGCGGCTCGCCATCGCTGTCGGTCGCGGTGGGGTCGAGGCGCCACCCGAATGGCACCTTGCCGCCGCCCCACCGGCCGGCCGCGCGGATCTCGCGCATGGCCTCAAGGACGCGCTCGGTGTTGTGGTCCACTTCATGGGCGGCATTGTTCACGTCGTCGCGCAGGTGCTTGCGGCCGTTGGCGGTGGTGCAGTCGTAGGTGCCACCGGAGCGGGTGGCGATGAGGTGACCGCCGCGCATGCAGGCGCGGATGAGGACCTCGGCGGCCTCCGGGTCGCGGCCGAGCCGGTCAAGGTGCCACGCGGCGACGCCGGTGCCCGGGCGGCGCTCAAGCTCGGCCAGCATGCGGTCGAAGCCTGGCCGGGGTGGCAGCGAGGCGAGCGGATCACGGTAGGCGGTGCGGTCGGCGTCGGAGAACTCGCCGTCGGCGATGACGTGGCCGCCCATGCCGGCTAGGTAGTCGGTGGTGGCGGTGCGCTGCCTCTGGATGCCGGCGTAGCCGACGCTCTTGCGCAGGTAGAGGAACCACTCGTCAGGCGTGCGGAGCATGCCGACTAGTGTGCCATATCCGGCCGCTCGGGTCCGCGTACATGGTGATCTGGCGTACTATTCGGGCAGCCGCTCGGGCACGTAGTAGCCCATGCCGTACGTCAACTCGGCTAGGCCCTGGCTGGCGAGCACCTGCAGCGCCTTGGCCGCTGTGGTCTTCGCGACGCCCCATTCGTGCATGATGTCCGGCACGGCGGGGAGCCGTCGTCCCGGTTCGTACTTCCCGGCGCGGATGCTCTCGGCGAGCTGGGCGGCTACTTGCCGGTAGGGCGGGATGGCTGAGTCCCGGTCGATGGGCTGGACCATGGTCACATGGTGGCCGCCTGTGGCTGGCACGGTGTGACCCCATGCGCCTATGCCCGCGCATGGGTCGCTGTCTACTCGCTGGTAGGTTCCTGCAGCTCGGCCACGAAGGTGCCCTTGCCTGCCCGTGCGACGAGGACGCCGCGGTCCTGGAGGATGCCCGTGGCGTGGACGAGGGTGGAGTGGCCGATCTCCCAGGCGTCGGCGAGGTCGCGCAGGGCGGGGAGGCGCTCGCCTGGGAGCAGGTGCCCGGCCTGGATCTCGGCGACGATGTGCGCGACGGCCTGCTCGTAGAGCGGGACGGGTGAGCTCGCCTTGAGCTCGGGCCGCGACATTGGCATGGCAAGCAACATAACCAACACCCTACCTGCGCAAACGATTCAGATCGATTGGCATTTAGCTACATGGATTGCTATGGATTGGCATCGTTGCTAGCGTGGCACTAGCGCCGTGGCCGTGGCCGTCAGCGTCGCCGTCCCCTGTCCCTGGTCCGGCGGGGGACGGCCCGGACCAGGCAGGGCCAGCGGAGGCTAGTGATGGACGATGTGCGCGATGAGGTGACGACGGACGCGGCGCTCATACGGCGGCGCGATAAGTGGGTGGCTGCGAAGCGGGGCCGAACCATCGAGCCGGACGAAGCAGGGTGGATGGTCGCGCGGGAACTCGGGGTGCTGGTCATGCGCCGCCGTTACCTCCGCGGCCTCATGGACCACCTGGAGGACCTGTGAGCGCCCCGCCGCCGGGGCTCGTGCCGGAGGGTGATGAGGGTGAGCTGCTTGCCGAGGCCGCCAAGAGGTGGCTTTGGTGGCTGCGCGAGAACTGGGGCTCGGCGTACGAGTTCGGGGTGCAGGCTGACGACCAGCGTGTTTTCCTTGCCGTGCGCCGGGATGACGGGGTGGCGCTGGCGGCTGAGGAGCCGGCGATCCTGCTGCGGCGGGTGAGGGCCGACTACCATGCTCGGCCGATGCCCCGCGATGCACCGAGCCGCTAGGCTAGGTGCCGCGCGCTCGCGCACTCAGCCCGGAGGTCCCCCCTTGTCGCTCCCATACCCGCCTGTGCCCGATGTCCTGCGGGAGCCATTGTCGCGCCTGTCACTGATGGCGCTACCGCCGTCGCTGCATTACCGGGTGCGGCACTGGGATGAGCTGGACGACGCGGAGCGGGAGGTCACCAAGGCCGACTGCGAGCGGATGGCCGGGCTGGCGATCGCGGATCCGCGTAGCTAGAGGGAGGATGAGGGGGCATGGACGAGCTGATCGCGTTCCTGAAGGCACGCCTCGACGAAGACGAGGCCATGGCGCGCGACCTGCTGCGCGCCCACCCTGGTCCCTGGCGCATCGATCTCCCGAGCGACGTTCGCGACTCCACTGGGAAAGTGGTGGTTGCCGACGAGTATCACTGGGACCCAATGCCCCACATCGCCCGCTACGATCCGGCTTGGGCACTGCGTGACGTCGCCGCCAAGCGGGCGATCATCGCGGAATATGAGGAGTTCAACGGCGAGTACGAATGGCAGAGCGCCCTGTCCTTCGCCATCGTGCGACTCGCCGCCGCCTGGGACGACCATCCGGACTACCTGCCGGAGTGGGCGTCAGCGAGAGGATGACGGGCATGGAGCACCCGGTGACGCGGGCGATCAGGGAGCGCGTCGACGCGCACGAGCCGCACTTCCACATCATCCGGTGGTGGCCAGATGGCAGCAGCGCCGACTGCGACGCGGGCGAGTTCTGGGCGGTGGTCAATGAGGCGGTACGCACCGCTCTCGCCGGGCCGGAGCCGCGCACTGGCACGTGGGCGCAGGACGTCACCGACGGGACGCCGACGGTGCGCGCCGGAAGCACCGTCACGCCGCCCGAATGGAAGCCCTAGCCGGGCAACGCGAAAGAGGCCCCGCCGTAGCGGGGCCTCTTTCTGTCGCCAACGCCTTGACAGAGGTGAACTCAGGTTACCCCTTCAGGCCGCTCCACGCGGTCCACTGACCGTCCGGCAGCTCCCGGACGCGGTACCAATACGGGGCCGGCAACCCGGCGTCCGCGCCCGTTACGTGCACCACCGGCAGCGTCGCCGTGACGTTGCCCTCCCGCACCACCGTGAGACCCATGCGGGTGGCGAGCTGCCATTGATAGCTCTTCCCCGGGCTCGCGCTCCACGCCATGTTGACGAGCTCATGCGGAGTCGCAGACAGGCCACCGGGCGGCAGCGGGACGGCTGCATGCCGGTGCGGCCATGCCGTGTCGTACACCATGGAGACGTCGTAGTCGGCCGTCGACTCGTACTGCGTCGCGGCACAGTTAGCGGCCGGAGTCCCCGGCGCGGTCACCTCGTGCGGCTGCCCGGTGTATTCCGCCACCCAGATGTCATAATCCTTCCCCAGGATGTACGTCCCGGTCCCGGCGCGGACAGCGGGGATCACCGACCGCGAGCAGTAGATCGTCGGCCGGTACAGCCCGGCTGCCTTCCGCATCGCGATCCACCCCCCCGACTGGCTCGGCGTGGCGTCCCCGGCCTCGACGTCCAGGACGTCACCCGCGTTCGCGCTGGCCGTCACCGAGATCGTCACGTGATCCGCGTGGGGGAACAGGTTCCACTCGGCCTGTGTCCAGGCGTAGGTGCCGTTGACGTACCCGGCGACCTTCGCCGCGTCGGGGAACTGCCGGGCGATGCCGGCCGCCAGGGCGTTGATGCCGTCGGGCATGAGGATGGTCATGTGTATCCTTTCCGCAGGTCTACAGGAGTTCCGTGTTGGCCGTTCAAGTCGGCAGGCCGCGCCGGGCGGTCACAGGCCCCTTCCGGATTCCCAGGCGGTTCGATTCCGCCAGTCCCCGTCTGCTGCCCGGTAGCAGGCGGGGAAGGTTGGCCTTCCAGCGCTGCCGCTAGCAGCCAAGCCTGTGGCCGAGCATGACGAACCGCTCGTACCACTCCCACGACTGCTCACGGCTAGGGTTCGCCGCCGGGTCAGCCGGGCGCGCGACAGGCGTCTGCGTTGCAGCCGTGACGACCTGGCAGAACTCGTGGTCCACATAGTGCACATACACCACCGTGAACAGGATCGACGTGGCCGCCAGCAGGATCGCCAGGTTTTCGCGCATCCACCGGCCCGCGTTACGCACCGCCTTGACGGCCCGGGTCACCACCAGTTCCCCCCTCCGGTAGCACAGACGGCAACGATGGCAAGGATGACGGTTGCGGCTGCGATGGCGAGGACGGCCCAGCTATTCCGCCGCTCGCGCCGACCACCGTCCTGGCGTGCTTCGCGGCCCCCACGGGCAGCAGCCCCACCCCGACCGCCAGCAGCACGTCCGATGGCGGCCGCTCCAGGACGATCCACAACAGCAGCTGGGACCACACGATGACCAGGCCCGTGCCGGTGATGATCCCGACTTCCCGCAGCGTCAACAACGCCTTCGTAAGCCACTTCACCCCGCCTCGCTTTCCTTGTCGGTGTCCGGCGCGAGCTCGTGCGCGCGCCTGGTGTAGAGCTCGTGCGCGAGCCAGTTCATGACGGCGGCCGCCACGCGCGGAGCCACGAGCCCGCCTTGACCGTCGTGTTCGTCGCCGAGCTGGTGTTCTGCGCCCATTGCAGCTGCAGTGCCCCTGGCGTGGTCGACGTGATGATGTAGCCCTTGGCTTTCACGGGTGACAGGTTCGAGCTGCCGTTGACGCCGAACGCCTGGGCGCTGCCGGACAGGCCGCGGATCTGCCCGATGGCCGGCGATGTCGAGCTAGTCGAGTAGCCCTCGGAGGAGAAGCTGCCCACGCTGCCAGTCGGCGACGTGAACGCGATCTTGATGTCCCCGGTGCCGATCGCCGCGCCACTGACGATGAGCCACAGCTCGAACATGTACTGGGTGTCGGCATCGAGCGACAGCAGCAGCGTGTTGTCGTTCTGCAGCGTCGTGCCGCCGCTGCCGCTGTTCACCGACTCGTCGAGGGGCTTGATGACGGCCAGCGGCGGCAGCGTGCGCACGTCATCGGCCGTCACCCGGCCGAACGCCGTGAATGTCATGATCCTCCTACAGGGGGGCGTACCGTGGCGCGCGCCACAGCCGCACGGGCGTCCCGGCCGCCCATGCGCGGGACGGCGTGCCCCGGGTGACGGTCAGGGTCTGCGGGCTTGAGGTGCCGCTGCAGGCCGTCGCGGTGATGCGCTCGCCGCCTGCCCCGATTGCCAGGTCGACCGGGAAGTCGCCCGCGTCGGTCGTGATCAGCACGCCGGCCACGTCGACCTGCACCGACGTGGCGGCACCGGTGATGCTGGCGTGCAGCGTCACCACGTCCGAGTCCAGCCGCCCGGCGACCGGGTCGTCGAGGATGATCGTGTCGTAGGCTGCCGCCGGGACGGCCGCCCATGTCATCCGGCGCCCGGGACCGAGGGTGACGCTGCCGCCGGGGATCACCTGCCGCGTGGTCCCGGCGGCGTCTGTCGTCGCGGGCAGCCCGGTCACCTTGACTACATCGCCCGCGCGCACCCGGGCGGCCGTCGCCGCCTGGTCGCTGCTGAGCAGCCCGAGGTCGCAGGCCAGCTGCGGGTACCGCGGGGACACGATGCCGCGCATCACCTGCATCCCCGCCACGTCGAGCAGCGCCACAGCAGTGGCCACGTTGAAGACACCGCTGTCCGGATAGGGGACGCCCGTCCAGTCCTCAGCCGTCACCCGCGCCGACGTGCCGTCGGCCGACTGGGCGGTGTAGTCGGTGACGAGGCCGTCATCGCTGGTCAGGGGCTGCGGCGGCGCCGAGCCGGGCACCTCCCCCCCGGACGCGTCCAGGCTGAGCGCCGGGTCCTGGTTGAGCATGCTCGCGAGCGTCCGGTAGCCCATCGCGTACGCGCCGGGCGCCTCGTGCTCGACGCCGCCGTCGGCGGCCGCGCATTCGGCCAGGATGGCCCCGGCGCTGGCAATCGGCTGCGGCCCCATGAGCGCCGTGAGTGACGGCGCCCCGATGACCCGCGCCGCCAGCCCGTTCTCACCGCACACCCGGGCGAACCGCTGGCCGGCAGGCTCAGCCGCCCACGCGTCGAGGGGCCGCTGCAAGCTGAACATGCTCACCCAGTCGGCCTGCACCGACATGTGGCCGATCACGGTGTCACTGAACGCGGCCGCCGTGTTCACGTAGACGTCGGTCAGCCGTCCGACAGTGCCAGTGAACGAGTCGCTGACCAGGATGAACCCGCTGGCGCCGCCCGGCGTGAGCATCACGAGGCTGACGTCGACGGTGCCCCCGGACGGCCGCAGCTCAATGGACATCCACCCCGGCGTGCCGCTGAACGAACTGGCCGACAACGCGAAGAACGGCCCGTCGCTGAACACTGAGCCGCTGGAGTTGGCGCCCGCGAGATAACCGAAGCCCGAGTTGTCGACCGAGAACGTGACCTCGGTCGCGGTGCCGGTGGTGGTGAGCCGCACCAGCTGCTGCTTGCTGCCGGGCAGCGTGCCGACTTTCAGCGGGAACCGCACGACGACGGACCCCGCGCCGCTGTAGGCGGGGACCCGGCCGTGCCAGCGGGAGGTGCCCAGCTGCGGCAGCGGCGCCGAGCAGGTGAACGTCGAGTCGATGGCGAGCTGCGGCGAGCCGTCGAACTGCACCGGCGCCCCGCCGGTCACGCTGGCCAGCGACGGCGACCCGGCGCCGTCCTCGCACGGCCAGTACTGCACCGGGGCCAGCGTCCCGGGCTGCGCCGCGATCGCCCGCCGGATGGGCGATATGACGACCGGCCGTGCCCCTTGCGCCTGCACCCGCAGCGGTCCCCCGATCACCGTCGCCGCGGCCTGCGACGTCCCCGAGCTGGACGACACGGCCGTGATGGAGGCGATCGACCCGTGGGCCAGGTAGTCGCGGTCAGTCACCTCCGCGGGTGACTCCACCGTCCACGCATTGCCCTGGCCGTCAGTGAACGACGTCGCGGCTGGCGTCAGGCCGGAGAAGACGGGATGGGCGACGGTCGTGCCGCTGATGCTCACCTGCGCCTCGTAGTGCAGGCCCGCGGCGTCGCCGGCGAACAGCGGTCCCGTGGTGGCCACTGTCGTCGCGCCGGACCCGGCGTCGACTGGGTCGCCGAGCTGCGCCCACGTGCCGCCGCTGATGCCGCCCGCGGGTCCGCGGTAGAACGTCACGATGCCAGCGGAGACGTCCAGCACGGCGCGGAGGCAGCAGCGGCCCGGCTGCGGTTGCACGGTGCACGCGGCCGTCCAGTTGACGGAGCCGTTGTCGAGCCACTGGAACTGCAGGAGGCCGCCTGTGTCGAGCTGCAGCTGCCACGACGGGATCTTGCCGATGATCACGGCTGGCTGCGACCAGTCCGACAGCATGCAGTCGGCGCGGGCGTCGATGTCGCCGGCCGCGTGCAGGGCGCTGCTGTCAGGGCAGGTGGCGAAGCCGCCCTCGTCGGTGCGGAGCAGCGTCTCGCCTGCGACGCTGAGCCGTGCCAGCGTCCCGACGCCGATCTGCGGGTACCACGGGCTCGCGAGGTTGCCGGGCGTCAGGTAGCCGTCGGAGTTGTCGAGCGTGACGGGCAGCGACAGTGATACCGGGGCTTGGCCGGCGGCTGGCTGCCCCCATGTCAGCGTTGTGTTCGCGGCGGCCGTGTCGGGCCAGGCGCGATCGGTGATGTCCGTCCAGTCGCCGCTGACGAGCAGCTCGAGGCGCATGCCGAGGGCGTCATCTGGATAGGCCATCAGGTGCGGGCCTTCCCCCGGCCGAGCCGCGCTTGCACGTCGCCTCCGGTGGTGGCCTGGATGTCCATTTGCAGGTGCGACACGAGCGCGTCGCCCAGGGCGTCGCCGCTGCGGACGAACCGGAACGTGATCGCCGTCCCGCCCCGCACCGGGGATGTCACCCCAGGCAGCGATGGCGCGGCAGCGATGGCGGGGGCGATCCCGCCGATGAACGACTGGACGGGCGCGTAGCCGTGCAGCAGCCCGGCGTAAAACGAGCCCATGACGGCCTCGCCGTGCGGCGTCAGCAGCGTCCGGTCATAGGCGATCGGGCCCTTGTGTGACTTGATCCATCCCGCGATGCCGCCCACGAAGCTCGTGATGGCGCCCCACTGGCTTTCTAGGCCGGCCAGGAAGCCGCCCATCACCGAGGACCCGGCGTGCCACAGCAGCCCCGACAGGTTCCCCACGATCCGCAGCGCGCGCGGCGCGATCGCGCCCAGGAACCCCGTCACGGGATTCCAGTTCGCCAGCATCCCGCGAAGGAAGCCGGAAGTCGTCTCGCGGCCGGCCGGCTGGAGGGTCCCCGACATGTTGCCGACGCCCGTGCTCACCCAGCCGCGCGTCTTGGCCGCGGTGCCGCTGACGATCCCGGACGCCGAGCCGTAGCCTGTGGCGAACCCGACTGCGGCCGCGCGGCCGTCGGCCGTCAGCCACGAGCCGGCATTCTTGGCCGGCCCGGTGACCCATCCGGAGAGCTTCCCGGCGGCGCGGCCGACGACGAGGCTGGCGGCCGTGAACCCGAACGCGAACCCGGCCCCGGCCGCGGCGCCGACGCCGGACCCGGCGAGGAACGCCCCGAGGACGACGCCGGTAATGGCTTCGGGCAGCGCGGCTGCGGCCGCGGCGGCGTCCTCGCCGAGGCCAGCCGCGAACCCGGCGCCAGCGCTCGCGCCGAGTGCGTCCCCGGCAGCGAGCGCCTCAGCGGCACCTTCCGCGCCCAGCGCGGTGAACGCCTCCGGCAGCTCGGCCGAGGCGGTCTCAGTGAACGACGTGGTGAACGACGTCCCGGCGGCCGCGCCTTCCTCAGCGCCCTCCGCAGCGCTCGCGCCGCCGCCGAGCAATTTCTTGCCGGCACCGACCACGGTCCCGATGGCACCCGCGACCTTGGACACGGTGCCTACCACGCGGGTCGCCCCGTACAAGGCGGCGATGGCCTCAATCTGGCCAGGGCTCATCCTCGCCAGGATCGACAGGACATTCGACAGGCCGGTGAACGCCAGCGGCGAGAACCCGGCAGTGGCCTTGGCCGTGTTCTTCAGGATGTCCGCGACGGCGCCAAGATCACCCTTGAGGGCGCTGACATTGCCCTTGGACAGCGTCGTGTCAATGAACTTCTCGAAACCGGACTTATCGTAGCTTTTAGCCCACTTGTCGAATGAGCCGGCCCACTTGTCGAAAAGGAAAGGGATCTGCTGGATATCGGGCGCGAAATCCACGAAGAGGTGCGCTATCCCGTCGGCTACCTTGCCGATCGCGTCACCGAAGCCGAGGATCCCGGCGGAAGCGGTCGCCCCGAACGCCTGCGAGAACTCATCCCAGAACGGTGACTTCACCGCCGCAGTGGCCTCGTCGCCCAAGAAGCCGACAGCGCCCCCGACGTCGTCGACGATGGGCTTCAGCAGCCGCATCCCGGACGTCGCCGCGCTCACCCACGGTCCCAGCGCCGACGCGATGACGGGCGCCTCCGCCTTACCCAGCGCCGACCATGCGCCGGTCAGGCCGGTGATCTCCTTCGCCAGGTCACGCTCAGCGGGAGACAGCCCGGCGACGGCCTTCCGCTCCGCAGCGAGGGCCTTGACCTCGGCAGCGAGCGCGGCCGTCTTCTGCGCCTTCGTCGTCGCCTTGGCGTAGGACGCCTCAGCGGTGGCGTACTGGCCCTGCGCCGTGGTCAGGGCCTTCTGCGCCGCCTGGACCTTGGCGACCTCACCCTTGGCGACCAGGGCGAACGCGCCAAGCCCACCGAGCGCCGCCCCTGCCGCGATCCCGCCGCCCGCGGCGAGCGCGCCAAGCCCGAGCGCCTGCGGCCCGACGGCGAGGCCCAGCAGCCCGAGGAGGTCCTTCGTCCCGAAGGTGCCGAGCTTGGCGCCCTGCTTCGCCACGGCCTCGACCGTGATCTTGCTCTTGCGGTTCCGGGCCGCCTTGTCGAGCTCATCGTCGGCCTTCCGCGTGTCCGCGTCGGCCTTGATGCGCGCATGGGGCAGGTGCTCGAACCCGGCGCGGAGCCGCTCGGAGAACCCGTTGACGAACAGCTTGCCGCTCTCGTCGCCGAACTTCTCGAACGTGCCTTCCTCGTCCCGGAGGGCGGCCTCGATCTTCTTGTGGAAGCCGCGGAAGTCCGGCAGCACCTGGACGTATGCCGACCCGGCCTGGTAGCCGTCATCAGCCATGCTGCCCACCTCCTTCTGCTGGCACGAGGCTCGCGACCATCCGCTCCCATTCAGCGCGGGCGGCCGCGTCGCGCTGGGCCTTCGCCCGCTTGCGCCTCGCCTCGCCGGGGCGCCGGTACGGCTCCAGCCGCACGGGCGTCTTGGCCGTCAGCGCTGAGACGTGCGCGAGGATCGCGGCGAGGATGTCATGCACCGCCGCCAGGGCCTCGACCTCCGGGGAGTACTCCGTCAGGCTCGGCTCCGCGGGCACCTCGTCAGGGATTGGCGTCTCGGGATCCGCGTAGACCGCTGCCCATGTCGCCGAGTCGCGCGGCAGCCGCGTGACGAGTTCCCAGCATTCGTCCACGGTCAGCTCACCGCTGAACAGCTGCCGCAGTGACGTGCCGGGGTAGCGGTGCCGCAGGTCTGCCTCGACGTCGTCGCCATGCCGGGCGACCAGCGCGGCTAGCTCCCGGATTTTCCCGAGCTCCAGAAGAGGTAGGCCTCATCGCGGATGCCCAGGAGCGCTCCCGGGGGCAGGTCCCGGAGCACCCCCCGGAGTTCCTCGCCACGCTCGCCGGCCAGCGTCACCAGCACCTCGAGGATGCTGCCGCCGCTCGCTTCCTCGGCGTCCATCAGCGCGCCGAGGCTCGCCGGCGCCGGGATGGGGAGGGTGCTGCCGTCGTCGAGGATCAGCTCGTACGGCTTGGCCGCGTAGCGGGCGCGGATGTCGGCGAGGGTCGGCATGTCAGAACCCGGCCCCGGTGATGCCGGTCTTCCACGCCGGGCCGGCGTAGAAGTCCTTGCTGCTGTAGCCGGCGGTGGCGTCGGTGTAGGCCGTGATCGTGACGTCCCAGCTCACGACCGTGTCGCCGGCCGCCCAGGACTGGTCGCCGCGGTCGGTCACGCTCGCCCGTGGGAACATGCGCCCGAACCAGTACTCCGACCCGGCGGCGCCGTCCTGCATCAGCACCAGGATCCGGTAGTACTTCGCGATCGGGTTGGTGGCGCGGGGGATCTGCAGTTCCTTGGTGGTGCTGTCCGGCGTGGGCACCCCGGACTCGTCCAGGTCATGGAGCAGCGCGATCGTGGCCTTGTTCGTTTCCAATCCGACGACGTGGAGGGTCTTGACGTCGCTGGTGATGTCGCGGCGGATCGGCTCGAGGGCACCCCAGCCGGTGATGTCACTCGCGGTCACAGCGTCGCTGAAGATGGCGCCGTCAGCGCTGAGCCGGCCGAGCGGCACGAACCCTGTCGGCAGCGTCTGCAGGACGGGCGTCCCGGGGGTTTCTGCGCTGTCGACGGTCAGTGATGTCGGCAGCGTCGCCGTGATCGGCGCGAACAGCACGCCTCCGACGAGGCCCTTGCGGACGTTGGCGTCGTTCTGCGACACGATCGCCGCGAACGTGGTCTCTGCCATGGCTATCCTTCCTGCGCCTGGCGGCGCATGGTGACTTGGTAGGAGGCGACCACCATGCGGAGGTTGCCGCTGTCGGCCGGCGCGAGCCGCACTGGCGCGGTGACGGTGGTCACCAGGTCGATGGTCCCGTGGCCGGTGGCGAAGTTGACGCCGAGCCAGTGGCCCATGGTCAGCCGCTTGCGGATCGCCTCAGCGGTTGCCTTGGCGTCATCGGCGCCCGCGGCAAACACGTCCACCGACACGGTCGAGGTGTCTGTGATCCGGTCATCGGAGCCGCCAGTGCGCTGCACCCTGATATAGGGCAACGTCACCTGCAGCGTTGGCCGCGCCTCCGTGCCGCACGTGCCGAGGCCGGTGAGCAGGTCGCACACGGCTCGCTCAACGTCGGGGAAGCTGCCGATGACCGCCGCTTGCGGTGGCGTGCTGGCCGCCGCGGCGAGCGTGACGGGCGCCGTCCCGGTGCCGGCGCGGTGCGCG